TCATATCTTTAGCATTAAAGAACTTTGAGTCACTTAAGATGTTCGTATCTTTGATGGTTGAGTTCTTCTTTAGCTTGTCAATCAATGAATTCATTATTATCTCCAAAACAATACTTTACTACATTCCAAATAATTCGTCAAGTGTTGCTTTTTCAGTAAGCTTCCAATTAACACATTCAATTAATGAATTAAGTGGTTCTAAAAAAGCTTTCTGAAACATCATGTCGTAATCTACATACTTATCCAAGCCAAACTCAGGTGGTATTTGTCCCAAAAACGAAATTACGTTAGTTCCTGCGGTGTTTGGTTCCTTCAGGTATAAAAATTTTATCTTATCGCCTTCAAATATTTTTTGGTAGGCCTTTACAAGTTTCTTATCGTCAATAAGTTTGTTGTGAATTAAAGCACCACGAACATGGATGGGTGTTCCTTTCTTATAAACGCTGTCGGAATCTCTATACTGACCAACGTTGTTTACTGTTCTAGGAAAAGCAATATCTTGAGGTGGTAATTTTTTCCATGTGTCTTCTAGTGCCTTAACAAAGTCTTTTAGATCTTGCTCCGTTTTAGTGAGAACAATTGCTACAGAGTCTTTCAGTGCTTGGCGAACAGATGCTGGTGTAGAACTTCTAACAATCTCCATCCCTTGTACTTTTAGTTTTGGTGGATTGTATGCAACGCCTTCTGAGTTAAAAACATTAAGCGCATATCTTTTCTTAGCTAACCACACACCACTATCAGCAATTACTTCTCGCTTAAACGATATCTTCTTTTGATGTACATTCATGTAGTCAAATATATCAGTACAAGCATCGTCAATTTCTTTCGATAACTCTTTCTCGCAAAAGTTATCAATCTTCTGACATATCTCTTCGTTGGTTCCATCAAAGTACTTCTTAACATAGTTACCAAGAGTTAAATACGTCGAGTCAGTGTCACAATAAAATGTGTAGTCGATATTCTCCGTATTACATTGTTTGTTTAGATATTGCGTCATTCGTTTAGCAATAGATCGAATGACATACTGGCCAGTCATTGTAATGCCTTCAGCTAGTCTTGTGTCATAGAACCTAAAGTACACATTACCACAAGCACCATAAAGACTGTTCATCAAAATCTTAGCAGCCATTTGCTTTGAGTTGAGACTTGTGACGTGTTCAAGAAATTTCTCATCTCCCGTCTCAGAATATCGTTTTTGCGCCTCCAACATCTGTTTTTTTACCTTTTGGCGCATTTCAAAGTAAAATTTGATTAGCTGAGGTAGCACACCTTCACGGTCTTTTCTAAAACATTGACCGTTAGCCACCATAGCGTAATTTTTATTCTTAAGTTTGTTAGTGTCAACTTTTTTGTCCAGCAACATCTGAATGGACTTCTCTTCGTCTGCAAGATACTTTTCACCATCAACCAAAGTTTCTGGTGACATATTAAACGACATTATAATAGATGGATACAGAGATGTGGCATCAAAGGAAACAATCCAATCATACTTTGATGGCATTGGTTCTTTCACATATGCACCAATAATCTGTCTATCATTTGCTGGGTCAATCTCTGGTGGATTAGGAACAATGATATCTTTCTTTGCTAGAGCATTGTAGATAATACAATCCCATGTTCGTACAGAAGAAAACACATCAACATAGTTACACTTTGCATCGTAAGCCATAGTTAGAATAAGATTGATTAGTCTCATCCTATCTTCTAGCATATCAACCAGCTCCACGTCCCAGATGTTATAATCCACAAACAGCTTCCAGTCTTTGGTGTAGAATTCTTTAAACGAGTTATACTCGTGTTTAATCTTTTGCTTTTCTAACTCTTCTTTAGACACAAAATCCAAAGAGTAAGATTCGAGTGTTTTGAATGAGAACTTCTTGTAAAGATCCATGTAGTCTAGGATTGAGATACCAGCCCAGTCAAATGCAAGCTGTGTTCTGCCTTTTGCATATGGAACCTCGTAAGAACTCACTACCCCATAAGGAGAGCAGTCTTTTAGTGCTCCTTCACCAAGCACTCTTTGGATGCGAGAAGATAAATATGCTATATCAAATAACTGAACATTCCATCCAGTAATTACATCTGGATAGTCAGACTTCATGTGCTCGATAAAATTTTTAAGTAATTCAAATTCATCAGCACACTGCTTATAAGTTACATTATCTTTTTGTGGTAAGTATGGTTTACAGCCAAATGATGTAATCTCTTTGGTGTTAAAATCTTGGATCGTTACAAGTAGTACTTCTTCTTGAGCTGATCTTGGATCTGGAAATCCAGACTCCGTAGATGTCTCAATATCGATGGTAACAATCTTCATTGCTGTCGTGTCAAACTCAATATCATCTGGAAACAGCTTTGTAATAAACTGGTATTGAAATCTTGTGTTTCCAAAGATTGGAAAGTTGCTGACTTCTTTGTAATTTTTTATAAAGTCTTTAGCATCAGACATTGAATCAAACTTTATTCGCTCGAGATTCTCGCCATGTAAGGACCTGAACTTTGACTCTTTGCCAGATCTGACATAGAGACTTGGTTGGAACGGGATTTTTTGGATTGTACGTTTTCCGTCTTTGATGCCACGGAAATGAATGAAGTTACCACGTGGGTAGACATTAGTGTAGAAGAACATAGCAGCTATTATATATTAAGTTTTTAAGCAAAACAACAGTTAACCATAAATAAAGGGTAGTAGTTACACACTTACTAGAGGGAAAAATGAAGAAAACATTACTTTTAATTTTCTTCGTTATGACTTCGTCACATGCATTAGCGCAAGCTATTGTAACTGATTCGACTTCAAATAGTACAACAAGATCTACGTCTGAGACAACGGTTAATTCACCACCTCCGTCTGCAGTAGCACCAGCTATCAACACAATGAATAACGATCTCTGTGCGGTGGGTGTTTCCGGTGCCGCTCAAACACAAATCTTTGGTATCGCAATTGGTACAACTTACAGGGATGAAAATTGTGAAAGAATTAAACTTGCAAAAAATCTATACGATATGGGCATGAAGGTTGCCGCTGTCGCAACTCTCTGCCAAGATGAAAGAGTATTTGTCGCAATGTCAAATGCTGGAACTCCTTGTCCAATCAATGGTAAGATTGGTGCGGAAGCAATCAAACAATGGGAGCAAAGAGACCTTTCAGCAGTTGATGCAAGAAAAGAACTTGGTACTACTGGATTCTATAGAGCACCAATTAACCTAAAAGAAGAAAAATTAAACTAAATGAAAAAGATATTTTCAATGTTTTTGTTGATGCCTGCTTTGGTGTCGGCAAATCCACCACGACCCGATTTTACCTTAGCCACCTTGGATGTACCCTGCGTGAGTCTAAAAAACCTTACAGAAATTATAGATGACGCCCAGGAAATACCTTACGTGCGAGGACAATCCCATCCAATAATGACCCAGGGGGGACCCCTTGCAATGGTAATTTTTGTCAATCCAAAGACAGGCACATTTACAATATCTGAAAGAGTTGATAGAGACACTTATTGTATTTTGGCTCTTGGTAGCAAATTTGAACCAGTACCAAAAGAAACACAAGATAAAATACGAAAAGAACAAGATAAGAGTCGCATGTGAAAAAAATACTATTTCTTCTTTGCATGATGATTGGTTCTGTTTATGCTCAGAACCAAACTACTCCTAATGTAATCACAACTACAGTTCAATCTGGATTACCTGGAGTTCAGCAAAGTTGGACAGGATTTACAGTCACAGAATCTACAGGCGGTGGCTTCTGGGGTGGTGGTCAACCTGGATACAATTCTTCTACCGGACAATTTATGTTTGGTTACAATCAAGGAACAATTGGTTACACTATGGCTATAAATTCAGCGCTGGCAGGATCTGGTGTTCAGGTTGGTGGTATAGAATATGGTTTAACTTACTTAAATCAAGATTTTTCTAGAGGTACATTTTTAGTAAATGCTTCAATACTTAGTAATGCTGGTGTTACTCTCCAGACATATAGTCATAATTTACCACAAACAACAAATGGATGGACTCAATGGAATCAAACACAAACATTTACCAATCCATACAGTTTAGCCAGTCTTGGTAATGCAACGCTATCGTTTACAGGTAAAGATGACCGCTGGTGGGCTGGGTATTACGGTCCTCAATTCAAGGATCCATATTTAAGATTTAATTATACCTCTGAACCTGTAGATCCATGTATTAATAATCCACTTTACTCACCTTCTTGCCCAGGATACCAACAAGCATATCACGACCAACAATGCATGTCTAATCCATTGTATGCAACATCGTGCCCAGGATATCAACAAGCATATTACACACAACAATGCTCGATTAATTCACTCTATGACTCCGGTTGTCCAGGATATCAGCA